AATAAAATGTCCAGAGCCCGCCCCACCAACATCACCTTCTCCAACCAATGAAATGGGAAGGGACGAATAGTAGGGAATTTCAACCTCAACGCAACCATTCAGATCAGGATACTGAAAGGTTTCAAATACAGCTTGCTGAGTCGGCTTATAACCTTGAGCCAATTGTGGTGGCTCAACCGGTCCATTCACAGAAATACCTCGATTTCTAGTGACGACATAAGGAAGCTGAGACCTGACATTCTCAAACTCGTGAGTTGTGAGAGCCTGAGTATTGTCAGGAAAAACGTTGGGCGTCGCTGTTGAGTTTGGAGTTGACCAAGAAGCAGCCGAAACTTTGCTGTGCCTATTAGGCAAAGACCAAATCTTATATCGTCTACCTCCTCTATAAAACCTATAGAGATAAGAGATATAATGAAGTGGACAAGCAGGCGATAACTTTCTACCAACATTACAAGAACCCAAAGTGGGTGTAAGAGTGGTAGTGTCAACGCTAATAGGAAGATCAGCTCTGTCAAAGGCTAAAGGGTCAGTTCCAAGCTCACCAAAATAGGCAGGATCAAGAGAGATGGAATTTAACGAATAAGTTTCCGAAGTATTATTACTAACAAAAGGACCCGTAACGTGATATCCTGATCCATCGTCAATTTTGTATGGCGTTGGAAAACCTACCCACATTGGACCAAATCTCTTAATGAGTTGTTTCAATGATGAAACTTTCTCACCAATCGAAAGTCCATGTGGATCTAAGGTTTTCGAAATTGACGACCCGAACATAAGTTCGGTTGGAATTTCCTCTTGCTCCTGATGAGCAACATCCTTAGAGACTTCTTGATGCACCTGAGCCTCGAATTCCCTGTTCTCCAATTCAGCAAACGGAGTTGGAGGTGTCACATATGGAATATATGCACTAAAATCGGGAACAGCAAATTCGAGATCATCAGCACCACTAAGCCAAAAGGAAAGGTTCACAGAAGACTTGGCAAGTCCAGCCACTCTGAGTTCATTAATGACTTCAATAACAAGATGTCCTGTACTGGCGTTAAGGTAATTGGTAAGAGCGTCAGCTTCAATAACACTGACTTCTAACCAAGGCCTATTTGCCACATACGGAACAACGAATGAAATGTCAGATGACTCAGAAAGGTCGACAATCCAATTGTGGCACTGAAACCTTTGGTCACCTGCTCCACTAGGAGAAGTAGAACGGGGAACAAAGGAAATTCGAAGACGACCAGAATGGAATTGTGTCTTCGAAATTGCGACA